AGCCTCGTATTCACACGCCTTTCCTAAAAACAGCTAGTAGATTGCCGGAAGTCATTAAGTTTTTGGAAACTATCAATATCAAATTGCTACCGTGGCAAGAGTTCGTGCTTGAGGACATGTTGCGAATTAACAAGGAAGGTAATTTCCAGCGCAGAACCAATCTGCTCGTGACGCCCCGCCAAAATGGTAAGACTGAACTTGCAAAAGTAATGATCTTGGCTCATATGTTTGTTTTCGGCTCTAAAAACATAATTGGCTTGTCCTCTAACCGATCAATGGCTTTTGACGTGTTTAGAGCTGTTGCTAACACAATTGAGGAAAATGATGTGCTACTTCAAAAGACTAAGGCAATTAGATACACAAACGGTCAAGAATCAATTACATTAACCGACAACACTCGTTACGAGATTGTTGCAGCCACTCGCGACGGAAGCCGCGGAAAGCACGCCGACCTGTTATTTATTGATGAGTTACGCGAAATCTCAGTTGAGGGTTTTCAAGCTGCCGTGCCGACTACGAGAGCGCGTCCTAACGCAATGAGTCTTTACTGTTCAAATGCGGGTGACGCGTTTAGTACGGTGCTTAATGATCTACGAACGAAGGCAATGGAGTACCCAAGCCCTACTTTTGGCTTTTATGAATATTCTGCCCCTATGTCAATAAGACAAAACTTACATGATCGCAAACTATGGGCAATTAGCAATCCCGCCCTTGGACATACGATTACAGAACAAGCTATTGAGGAAAGCATTGCAACTAACTCTATTGAAGCTACTTTGACTGAAACGTTTTCGGTTTGGATTGATTCTCAAGTATCGCCTTGGACTTTTGGCTCAATTGAAGCTTGCAGCAATTCAGAACTTGTTTTACCGGTTGGCGCAATGACTGTTTTCGGTTTTGATGTAAGTCCGTCAAAACGAACCGGTAGCCTTGTAGCCGCCCAATTAATTGACGGAAAGATTGGCGTCGGCGTAATGGAAACTTTCAGCTCTGATATTGCTATTGATGAACTTAAAATGACTCAGGCAATCCATGATTGGGCTTTAAAGTATAGACCGACCCATATTGCCTATGATAAGTACGCAACTGCCTCTATTGCACAAAAATTAGAACAACAAGGACATAAATTAGTTGACGTGTCGGGACAAGCGTTTTATCAAGCTTGCGGGGAACTTGCTGACTGTTTGACCAATTCTCGTATTGTTCATAGTGGGCAACCGGAGTGGGTTCAATCAATGAATAATGCAGCCGCTAAATATAATGACAGTTCTTGGAGAATTATCCGCAGGAAATCAGCTGGCGACGTTACAGCTTCAATTTCTACGGCAATGTGCGTTCACTTGTTAAGTAAGCCAATTTCCGTTCCAATGATCTACGTATGACACTTAAAAGTGATATAATTCTCTAATGGGATTTTTTCGCGATTTAATCGGCGTAACACCTAAACCACAAATTCAAGCTCAATTAGCCCCTGCGGTTATGGGCGACCCTTTCAATTATTACACTCCGCTTTCTGCATTTACAATTGATCGCGCCGAGGCTATCACCGTCCCCGCGTGTCAACAGGCAAGAAATATTATCTGCGGAATTATCAGCGGCATGGAACTTTCTACTTACTCAAAAGCGACAGGTGAGGAAATTCCTAACTTGCCTTGGGTTAATCAATTAGAAAGAAATGCACCAAACAATGTAACGCTTAGTTGGATTGTTGACTCGTTACTCTGGTATTCCGTCGCTTATCTAAAAGTAGTTGAGCAGTATCAAGACGACAACAGACCTTCACGATTTGAATACATTAGAAATTCAAGAGTTACAGTTGAATTAAATAAAGATAACACTTATGTAGATCAGTATTTCGTAGACGGTAATTCCGTACCTATGTCAGGAATTGGCAGTTTGGTTACGATACAACTTGGCAAAGACCCATTACTAACTTCAGGTGCAAGAATACTTAAAGCAGCTGTTGATTTAGAAAGAGCGGTTTCAGTTGCTTCAAGTACGCCACAACCGGCGGGCATATTGAAAAATAATGGTTCAGACATGGGTGAAAAGGAAGTTGCTGGATTATTAGCAGCTTGGCGTCGCGCTAGAGAAACAAGATCAACTGCATATTTAACTGCAAGTTTAGAATACCAACCAACTGCGTTTTCTCCTAAAGACATGATGTACGTGGACGCAATCCAGTCCAGTACAGCTCAAATTAGCAGATTGTTTAACATTGACGCGTTTTATTTAAATGCAGATATGAACAACAGCATGGTTTACCAGAACATATTAGATAACCGTCGTCAGCTCGTTAGTTTTACGCTTGCACCTTATATTCAAGCAATTGAAAAAAGATTTTCAATGGACGATCTTTCCCCAATGACGCAGGAAATTCGCTTTGATATTGATTCAGGTTTCTTACGTGCCGACCCAATGGAAAGACTTGCAGTAATTGAAAAGATGTTACAACTAGAATTAATAACTGTTGAACAAGCGAGAGAAATGGAAGAACTAAGCCCAAATGGAAATAATTAATTTTAGCGCAGATTTAGAAGCTTCAGAATCTCGTAGAATCATTGCTGGAAAAATTGCACCTTACGGTGACGAGATTGGAAATACCAGCGTTGGAAAAGTAATTTTTGAAGCCAACTCAATTCAAATAGATGACCCTAAAAATGTTAAATTGCTTTTAGAGCATGACCCAAAAAAGCCAATCGGTCGCATGAAAAACGTAACCGAGGATAATTCAGGAATTTTTGCAGAATTTAAAATTTCTAATACAACTAGGGGTACTGATAGTTTAATTGAGGCAAGCGATAACCTTCGTTCCGGTTTGAGCGTCGGCGTGGAAGTAATTAAAGGAAAGAATAAAGACGGAGTTTATCGCGTTAGCGCGGCTCGTCTTATGGAAGTTTCGCTAGTACAGTCAGCAGCTTTTAAATCTGCTGAAGTAACCAGCGTTGCTGCGTCTGAAAATACAGAGGCAGTTTCAACCGAAACCAAAACAGAAACAGAGGAAATTGTGGAAAACACAACAACCGATACACCTGTTGCGACCGAGGTAGTAGAAACCCCAGCGGTTGAAGCTTCTCGCCCAACAGTAACCGCGGCGGTTTACACAAAGCCACGCGTTGCACCAATGACTTCAGGACAATATCTTGAGGCAAGTATCAAAGCTGCAATGGGTGATGAGAACGCTCGTCAAACAATTCTTGCAACAGATGATACAACTACAAATACAGGTTTAACACTTGCACCACACCTAACTGAGTTCATTACGAATACGCTTGATGTTCGTCCTTCAATTGACGCAGTATCTCGTGGCGCACTTCCAACTTCAGGCATGTCATTTACAATTCCTAAGTTAACAACTGCACCAACAATTGATTCAAACTCAACAGAGGGCGAAGCACTTGGCGGAACAGAAATGGCTTCCGGATATATTACAGTTGACGTTAAAAAAGCAGCCGGTTTACAAACGATTTCATGGGAATTGCTTGACCGCAGCTCGCCGATTTTTTATGACGAGCTTGTCCGTGAGTTAAATCGTGCTTATGCAAAAGCAACTGACGAAGCAATGTTTACACAATTCATTACAACTGGAACAGCTGCAACAGGTGTTGCAACCGCTGACGCTGACGGACTGCAATCATTTATTGCAACTGAAGCTGCTGCCGCTTATGCTGCAACAGGTGGTTTTGCAACTAATCTAGTTGCTAATAGTTCATGGTGGTCAGTATTACTTGGTGCGCAAGATTCAACAAAGCGTCCAATTTATGCAGCTGCTAATCCGGTTAACAACGCAGGTATTTCATCACCAACTTCAGTAGTTGGTTCAGTATTGGGTACAAATCTTTACGTTGACCCATTTATTGGTTCAGGAACAGGCGACGATTCAATGTTCTTGGTCAATCCTTCATCAATCACATTTTATGAAGCCCCTAAGACAACCTTGAGAGTGGAAGCACTTTCAAATGGTCGTTTGCAGGTAGCCGTCTACGGATATTACGCAATTGCAACTAAACTTGCTGGCGGAATCCGTCGTTGGAACAAGTCCTGATCTAATTAGTTAGATCAATAGCGTTAAGGGGCGTTGGAAGCCTTCGCCCCTTAACTTTTAAGAAAGGTAGTCATGGCAGCCACATTTTGTACTGAAGCGGAACTCCGAGCTAATTTACAGCTAGGTACTCTTTATACTTCAGCGACCGTTGAGGAAGTCTGCCAAGCTGCTCAAAATATCATTACTGATTATCTATGGAAAAACCAAGCGTTTAATTCTGCTCACTCTCATATTGTTGGTTACGGCACTTTATATTTTGATACACCCCACGATTTCTTTGTGGGTCAGACAGTCAGCATAAGTGGTAACGGCGCGACTTTTAACGGTTCTAAAACAATTACCAACGTAGATACATATTCAATTACTTTTGTAACTTCACACTCAACTATTGAGCCAATTCACCCAACAAGTCCTTTTGGTACAGTTGCGGCTACTGATTACGTTACCTATTCAACCGTTCCTGAAGTTAGATTAGCAACTTTAATGGTTGCAACTGAAATATGGCAAGCAAAACAGGCAGCTAACGGGGGCGCATTAGACCCCAACTTTCAACCTTCTCCCTTCAAAATGGGTTCAACATTAATTGCAAAAGTACGAGGCTTACTTGCGAACCACTTAGCCCCTAATGGACTAATAGGCTAATGACAGTTGCCGTTACAACTCTCAGAGCTTCCATTAAAAGCGCGCTAAGTAACGCGGGGGTGTGGGACACGTTCTCTTATGTGCCAGCCACACCTACCGCCAATAGTGTTGTTCTCAGGTATGCAGACCCAATGCTTGAGCCAAACAACAATCAATACAATATTGGGGTAAAAGCAAATTTTACAATAACTTGCATAGTTCCAATGCTGGACAATCAAGCTTCATTGATTGCGTTAGAGGAAATGGTTTGCGCAGTATTCTTAAAACTTGTTGCGTCAAACATTAAGTTTAACGTTGAGAGCGTATCCGCACCCTCAGTATTGCAGGAAGCTCAAGAAATGATGGTTAGCACGATCAATATAAGCACACTAACAACTTGGAGTTAAACAAATGACACTTACAGACGAGGACATTGCCTTTCTTAAAAAGATCGGTCAAGTAGCACCGCAAGACAAGCCAAAACCAACAATCACCAAGAAAGACGAGGAATAACTACATGTCAACTTTTTTAAATAACAAAGTTGGATTTAAAGTTAACTCAGTTAACCTATCCGACCATGTTACAGCTTTCACCCTAAACCGCGTTTTAGATCAAATTGAGATCAGCGCAATGGGTGACACCGCTCACAAATTTACAACTGGATTAGCAGCTGACACAATTACCGTATCATTTTTAAATGATGACGCTGCTTCAGGTGCAGGTTCAGTAAGAGCAACACTTCAAGCCGCTTTTGGAACAACAGTTGCATTTCAAGCAATTCAAGATACTGCCAGCGCGGTTTCAGGAACAAACCCACTTTATTCAGGTACAATTCTTGTTGACAACTTAACCGATATCAATGGTGCGGTTGCTGACATTGGTACTATGGATATTACCTTTACTTGCAACAGCAAGACAGCATACGCAACAACTGGTACTTGGTCATAACAAAGGACTGAAATGATTAAACTTAAAATAACCAAGGCTTCAGGTGACGTTTCCGAATACGAAATCACACCCGTTATTGAGTTTGCGTTTGAAACTCATTTTAAAAGTGGTTTTCATAAATACTTTAGAGATGAGGAAAAACAAAGCGCGGTTTATTGGTTGGCTTGGGAAGCTGAAAGGCGCAATGGCGTAACTGTTGTGCCTTTTGGCGATAAGTATTTAGAGCAACTTGCAAAAGTTGAGATTCTAGACGCCAACGACCCAAATGGATAACGCGGGATTCCTTCCACTACCTTGTTGCTAGGTTAGCAATTACAACAGGACTTCCGCACCAAACTTTTATTGATATGGACAGGGATTTGTTAAGGGCGACCTTAGCAGTTCTTAAAGACGACGCAAAGGCTAGGGAAAATGCCAGCAGAGGTAAAAGGTTTAATTGAGTTTAAAAAAGCTCTTAAAGACTATGCCCCTGAACTTGGCGTGCAATTAGACGATCAAATGGCACTTGCCTTGGGTGGAGTTGTTAAAAAGGCGCAAAGTTATGTGCCAAACGATTCACCTTTAAGTAACTGGAGTTACAGAAAACGCTCTGAAAAAAACGCAGAGGGATTAAGAAAGTTTCCTTTATTTAACTCTGCAACAATCATTAAAAAAATAAAATATAGCAGCACACCACGCAAAGCTAATAGACGTGGCTTCAAAGCTGTTTACTTCATTATTAACCAATCAGCTCAAGGTGCGATATACGAAACAGCTGGTAGAAAAAATCCTAGCGGTCAGCCTTGGGTTGGTCGTAAAGGTGACCCACGCAACCACGATATAAGCCACTCAAATAATCCTCAAGCCGGTGCAGATTTTATTCAAGCAATGGGTGAATTAAAGCAAGGCAACATTGAGAGTTCTACAAAACGCGGTCGCTATATGAAAGGTCGGTTGATCTTTCGGGCTTGGGCTGAGGACGGCGGCAAAGCAAACGCAGCCGCTTTAACTGCTATTTACAACGCTAACGAGCAATTTAAAAAGAAACAATACTTTAAGAAGGTTACCCAATGAGCATAGTAATTG